GTACTGGGTTCTTTGAAGGCGGTGTTGATCCATTGCTCCAAGTAGAGGGAAGCACCACCCCAACTAGCAGTCTTTCTGTTACGCGCAACTCAAATGATGCTGATGGACCACGTTTTATCTTTGGGCGCTCTCGTGGAACCGGGAATACTGTGGTTCAGAGTGGTGATCGCATTGGCGGAATCACTTATCAAGGTAATGACGGTGCCAAGTTTGTTCGCGCCGCTGAAATTGAGTGCTATGTAGATGCTACACCTGGCACAAACGACATGCCGGGGCGTCTAGTGTTCTCCACTACCGCCGATGGAGCGAGCAGCCCGACGGAGCGGATGAGGATTACGAATGGTGGCAATATAATCACAGGCAAAACCGACACATCCTTTAGCGCAGCAGGTGCAGTATTTTATGGAGCATCAGGAACTGTTGGAGCGGTTGACTTTATAAGGTCGGCAGGAAATATTTTACACATTAACCGACTTACAAATGATGGAAATCTTGTTGAATTTTACCAAGACGGAATAGTAGAAGGCACCATCTCCGTATCTGGCACCACCGTTCAACTTAATGGTGCTCACCTTTCCCGCTGGTCCCAACTTCTTGGCGGTGGGCGCGAAGACATCCTGCGCGGCACTGTGCTGAGCAACCTAAATGAAATGTGCGAATGGGGCGATCAGGCGAATGAACAGCTCAACCGCATGAAGGTTTCCGACGTTGAAGGCGATCCGAATGTTGCTGGTGTGTTTGTTGACTGGGACAACGATGACGAGACCTTCACCGATGACTTCTACTGCGCGATGACGGGTGACTTCATCATTCGCATTGCCGCAGATGTCACGGTGCAGCGCGGCGACCTGCTGATGTCTGCTGGTGATGGCACTGCTAAACCTCAGGACGACGACATCATCCGCAGCAAGACCGTCGCCAAGGTGACCAGCACTCACGTCACCTGCACCTACGAGGATGGCAGCTACTGCGTGCCCTGTGTGTTGATGGCTTGCTGATTAGTCCTACTCACTAAACCCCTTAAACTAATTCAGAAACGTTTTTACCCAAATGTCTACTTCTTTTACTTGGCGCGTTGCAAACCTTGAACGCGAAACCAGCGATGGTTACGTTTACACCATTCACTACACTGTGGATGCCAAAGACGATACCTACAGTGCTGGTGCTTACGGCTCTATTGGCCTTGAGCGCCCTGAAAGCGATCTGATTCCGTTCAGCGAGCTGACTGAGGACCAAGTGGTCATGGAGTGGCTGCTGCCTAAGATTGGCGACGAAAAGGTCCAAGAGGTTCACGCAGCCCTTCAAGCTCAGCTTGATGAGCAACGCCAACCCACTAAAGCCTCTGGGGTCCCGTGGTAAGCAAGAAAACCCTGAGCGGTAAACCAGTCCGCCTTCCTTCTAAACCCAAGCAAACGACTCAAGGTTCTAGCAAAAACAGCAAACCTAAAAAGGGTCAAAAAGCTTATCGAGGTCAGGGTAAATAAAACTTTTAAAAACCTTTAATTCTATTTGCAGCCTGGGTTAGTAACCTGGGCTGTTTTTGTTAGTAACATTTTTAAAGAGTTTCTTTTAACCTCATGCCGTTTAGTTCTGAGAAGCAAATGCGTTATATGTACTCTCAGAATCCTGAGATTGCTAAGCGTTGGTCTAAAGAAGCCAAAGCTGCAGGTAAGCCACAGATCCAAAAGGGTGGCAAGATGAAAAAAGGTTATAAAACCAAGTAATTATTATGCCTATTAAACGCGGCGGACAGACTCGTAGTAATGCGGGTCGCTACGCTCCTGAAGGTCAAGGAGCCACTCAACGAGGTCGTAATCTTCCGACCCCTAAAGGTAACGAACGGCCTATGCAAACGGCTCGGTTGCCTCGGGCCAATATGCCTGGCACTGTGACTACCTCAGGGGCCGCTAGAACCGCTGCAGGGGCTTCTGGAGGCGGTATGTTGTCTCGTCTGTCCATGGTCCTGCCTCATCTCGCTGCAGCCGCTGCTGGTCTTTCTGCTGGTGCTGCAAAGGCTCCTGGGCTGACTTCTCAAATGAAGCAGGAGTATTACAACGAAGCCAAAGGTAAACGGCAAATGGAGCTTCGTGATCAGCAAATGAAAGCAGATAAAGGTTCGTTTGATGATGCCTTTGCTGCTGCTCGTCAGTCTGGTCGTCAGGACTTTTCTTGGCGTGGTCGTAAATACAACACCAAAGTTAAAGGAGAAGGTTAATGGCTAAAGGACCCTGCTGGAAAGGCTACGAAATGGTTGGTACCAAAAAGAAAGGTACCAAAACTGTTCCTAACTGTGTACCCAAAGGTAAATAACCATGCCGTCATTTGAAATCAAACGTGAAGGTCAAAAGCCTAGTGGCAGTGGTCCCAACCTCCCTTCCATCCAAGAAACCAAACCGCTCCCTTCTGGACATCAATACCGTCCTGGTTCTATTGATGTAAAAGCTGTTCGGTTGGCTTACAAAATGAAGAAGGGTTTTAGCGGTATGGCCTAATGGATCCTTCCTTTCTCCTGTCCACAATCCTTGGTATCGCTAGTCTTGCTGGTGGTACCTTTGCTTGGTCACATAAGCGGCATTCAGAGCTTGACCGTCGTATTGACCAAGTAGAGATGACGGTTCACAAAGAGTTTGTTAGAAAGGACGAGCTCATGCCGATGATGGACCGCATTGACCAGCGGATTCAACACATCGACGAGAAACTCGACCGGATTCTTCTCAATGGCCGACATCTCTCTTCGTGACGTAGCTAAGTACTACAGCGATCAAGAACATCAAAACTTTGCTTTGGATTTCCTAGAGGACAATACGCCTCCTGGAATCTTGGCAAAATTTTCTGATTTGTGGCGATCAGGCCCAAAGAACACAATTCCCAGTAACGGCTCGTGGGACGGTGTAGTAGAACTTGCTCGTGAAGCTGGAGCAAAGTTTCCAGAGCTAGTAGCTGCTCAGTGGGCTCTTGAAAGTAACTGGGGTCGATCCACATCAGGCACTCACAATTACTTTGGTTTAAAAGGTAAAGGTTCTTCCGTCAACACCACGGAGTATGTAAATGGAGTACCTATTTCTGTTCGGGACGGGTTTCTTAATTTTGGTTCTCTCAAAGAGTGTGTTGAATACCTTGTTACCAGGTGGTACAAAAATTACAAACAATACAGTGGAATTAATAACGCAAAAACGACGTTAGAAGCAGCTCAACAATTAACAAAACAAGGATATGCAACAGATCCTGTTTATGCCGCAAAGTTGATAACACTTGTTCAACGTCAACGGCCAAAGCAGGAGGTACAACAAGCGGGAAAGTTGCTAAAGGTACCTTACGAGTACCAACTAGACAATGGACCCACTGGGTATCGGGAGTGTTTCAGCTCTAGTTGTGCCATGGTGGCTAGCTACTACGGCAAGATCAAAGGTGACGATGCGTATAACAAGCTCAGGGCACGCTATGGGGACTCTACAAGCGCCGATGCTCAACTCAAGGCCCTCAAATACCTTGGACTAGATCCTAAATTCATCCAGAACGGCACCCCAGAGCTCCTCAGAGGCGAGATAGACGCTGGTAGGCCTGTAGTAGTCGGATGGCTCCACAAGGGCCTTGTAGGGGCTCCTAGCGGCTCTGGGCATTACAGTGTGATCATTGGTTACACAGAAGGTGCTTGGATACATCACGACCCTAATGGTGAGGCCGATATGGTCCGTGGAGGATATGTCAACCACACGAAGGGTAAAGGCGTGGCTTATAGCCAAAAGAACTGGAATAAAAGGTGGCTTGTTGAAGGTCCTGGGTCGGGTTGGGCTATCTTGATCAAGAAACCGTCCTAATTATTCCTATGGACCTCTCTGATCCTTCAGTGCAAGCAGCTCTTTGGCTGAGTGCTTTTGCTGCTTCTGAGCTTATTGCTGTTTCTCGTTTGAAAGAAAACAGTCTCATACAATTGGGAGTGAAACTATTCCGAGTTCTTTATGGCAGCCGCTCCAAAAAAGTCTCTAAATAAGACTGAAGGTCTGGCTTCAGAAGGTGATCTTTATTCTCTTCACCGTCTAGTAGCCACCAAACTTATTGATCAGTTGAATCGTGATGATGTAAAAGCATCTGACCTTGCAAACGCAATTAAGTTCCTTAAAGATCAAGGCATTACTGCTCTTAACGGTGGTGATGTTTCTGCTATCTCCGAAATGATTTCTGCTTTGCCAGAAGTCGATATGAAGAAAGTTAGGTCTTATATTAGTGCTTAGGAACTAATCCTTCCTTTATGTACAAAGCAGAGCCCTCGGTATGGTGATTCGTTCGCCTGCCGGGGGCTTTGTCTATATGACCCCTGAGGCTGCTATGGCGAACCTTCAAGCCCTCCAGCGTCGTGAAGCGGTTAAGCAATGGAGACAGTCAATCAAAGATGCCTTTGGCTGTAAATGTGCCTACTGCGGGGTTCAAAGCAGTGACCTAACTCTTGATCACGTTCACCCCAAAACTAAAGGTGGTGAGGATTTAGCAACCAACATCGTCCCAGCTTGTAAGCGTTGTAACCACGAAAAGGGCAGCTTTCACTGGAAAACTTGGTTTCAAGGCACCCCTGACTATTGTGAGGAGCGAGCTACGCAAATCGAGCAATGGACGAACTACCGCCTATGCCCAATCTCAATCTCTCCATAGAGCAGCAGCTACGGGTGGAGCGTATGAAGCGAGATATTCCAAATGCCAAACGAGAAGACCTGGAGAAGTATCTGCTGCATTTCATCCAAATGAATTTGATCCTGCAGAATAACTTGAGCCAAGTGTTCAAGTGGGCCAACAATGCCAAGGACTTCAAAACAAACTGAACAAATTATTCAGGATGCTGTAGCTAGTTTTCCTGTTTTTGCTACACACCTTTGGCATTACCTCCGGCTTCCTAGCCCTACACCGGTTCAATACCAAGTAGCTGACTACCTTCAGGAGGGTCCTAGTCGGCGCATCATCATGGCGTACAGGGGCTGCGGTAAGTCGTTCCTTACGGCTGGCTATGTGCTGTGGAGGCTACGTCGGGATCCAGACTGTAAGGTGCTGGTGATCTCTGCAGCTCAGGACCGTGCTGATGCGTTCTCCGTCTTTTGTCATGACCTGCTCCGAAACTGGTTCATGGTCAAAGACCTGTTCCCTAGCGACACCCAACGGTTCTCAAAAGTTGCTTTTGACGTTTACGGAGCGAAACCAGACCAGTCTCCTTCAGTACGTTCCAGCGGCATTTTTGGTCAGATTACTGGCTCACGCGCTGATCTTATCGTTGCTGACGACGTTGAGACACCACAGTCCTGCGAAACCCAACTGATCCGAGACAAGCTTCGGGAATCAATCAAAGAGTTTGACTCCGTTATTAAACCCGGTGGGGAGATTGTGTTCCTTGGCACTCCTCACACCCAAGACAGTGTTTACGCAAAGCTTGAGGTTTCTGGCTACGAAGTCAGGATTTGGCCTGCTTTGTACCCCACTAACAAGAAGTTTAAGGATTATTACGGTGATCGCCTTGCACCTCGGATCAAAGCTGACCTAGCCAAAGACTCCTCCCTCGCTGGACACCCTGTAGACCCTGGACGCTTTGACTGGGAAGAACTAGAAGCCAGACAGCTTTCTATTGGTCGGTCTACGTTCAACCTTCAATTCCTGTTGGACATCTCACTGAGTGATGAGGAACGGTTTCCTCTCAAGCTCAGAGACCTCTGTGTGTTCCGTTTAAACCGTGAACAAGGCCCTAATAAGGTTGTGTGGATGGCTAACGGCGATAAAGCCCTAGACCTACCCTCTGTCGGCCTTCATGGTGATCTTTTCTACAAACCTGCCCAGATAGGGGATGAGTTTCTTGAATACACCGGGGTTGTCATGGCTGTTGACCCCTCTGGACGCGGCAGCGACGAGCTTGGCTACTCGGTAGTTGCATACTTGAACGGTAATCTTTTCCTCCTTGCTAGCGGTGGCCTTCGGGGTGGTTACAGCGAACCTAACCTCAAGAAGCTTGCCCTCATCGCTAAGGAGTACAAGGTCAAGCAAATATTGGTTGAAAGTAACCTCGGCCTCGGGATGTTCTCTGAGCTCCTCAAGCGCTACCTCGGCACGATCTACCCCTGCAGCGTTGAAGAGGTCCGACATACAAAGCAAAAGGAAGTCCGCATCATCGATACCCTTGAGCCTGTCCTTAACCAACACCGGCTCATGGTCGATACGGATGTAGTCCTTCATGACCTTTCCTCCACAGAAAGTTACCCAAGCGAAACTAGAAGCCAATACCAACTCTTCTTTCAACTCACTCGGATTACCAAAGAGAAAAACAGCATTAGACATGACGACCGCTTAGATGCCCTTGCAATGGCTGTTCAGTACTTTACGGAGTCCATGGCCCTCACAGAACAGAAGGCCATTGATAGCCGTCTCAGAGAGCAGTGGGAGATCGAACGTAAATTCATCCAAGGTGACGGTGGTCTGTCCATTGATGCCATTGGATACGCTAATTCCCTAGAAGACCTCCAGAAGGCTCTGTATGCCTCTTCAGGTTCCTGTAACTGGTTAGATAGCTAAAAGGGGCTAGAGGGGCCTTAGAGGGGCTTCTAGAGGCCTCTCAGAGGGCTTACGTCCAAAGACCCCTCTAAGTGTTTACCAAAAGAGACCCCCCTTTAAGAGATACGACAAAGAGAGGCCTCTTGACAGGGGTGCTTAGAGTGTGGTTAAAGGTATTTAGAGATACTTAAAGATATTTAAAAAGTCTTTTTTAAAGAGGTTTTTAGCTGTCTCTTTTTAAAATACTTAAAGACCCTTTAAGACAGTTTTAAAAATGGTCTTAAAGAGGTCTCTAGCCGTTAACTTAAAGGCCACTTAAAGAGTCCTGTAGTACTCTTAGGTGCCTTTAAATACCTAATGAGAATGGCTAGCGTAGCCCTGATCACCGTTACACCAGATGCAGAGGAGTTGCTGGTGTACATGGCTAGAGTCTCTAACCCAGTTAATCAAGGCGTAGGTCAACGATCAGAACGACTTATCCAATACCTCATAGACCACAAGCATTGGTCTCCGTTTGAGATGGTTCATATGGTGTTACAGATTGAAACCACTAGGAGTGTTGCTGCTCAAATCCTTAGGCATAGGTCGTTTAGCTTTCAAGAGTTCAGCCAGAGATACGCAGATACAAACCTCCTTGGTTCTGCTAGAGCTCCTCACCTCAGACGACAAGACAACAGCAACAGGCAAAACAGTATTGATGATTTGACTGCTGATAAAACTCAAATCTTTTACCGAAGAATTAATCAGCACTTTGAAGAGGCACAAGATTTGTACAGAGAAATGGTCTCAATGGGTGTAGCTAAAGAGTGTGCTCGTGATGTACTGCCTTTGGCTACTCCAACTCGGATGTATATGGCTGGTAGTGTTCGGAGTTGGATTCATTACATTGATCTACGGTCTCAAAATGGGACTCAAATGGAACATATGAATATTGCTAACGAGGTTAAACAAATCTTTTGCAAAGAGTTTCCTACTATTGGTAAAGCACTGAACTGGGTCTAGCTGTGGCTGAGCGTAACTACCGCAAGGAATACGACAACTACCACTCCAAAGCAGAGCAAAGGGAGAACCGTAGTAGCCGTAATAAGGCCCGTAGGAAGCTCAAGAAGGCTGGGTATGACCTCAGGGGTAAGGACGTAGACCATAAGGATGGAAACCCTAAGAACAATGGGCACTCCAATTTGAGGATTCAGAGTCCTAGCCAGAACAGAAGCAGGAATAAGTAGGTCTTTGAGGCCTGCTTTTTTTTTTTGT